GTCTAGCCAGATCACTCCGGGAGACACGGCTGTACCCGGCGGCACCTCGTCATGGTGGGCGTAGCTCAGATGGTCAGAGCGCTGGGTCGTGGTCCCAGGCGTCACGGGTTCGAATCCCGTCGTTCACCCTCACGGTCCGTTAGCTCAGCCCGGAAGAGCGCCGCGTTCACACCGCGGGCCTGCGGGGGTTCAAATCCCTCATGGACCACGACGGCTCTGGCTTCGTAGCCGAACGACCGCGCGGTCCCTGCCGGCAGGGATGCGCCTGGGTACCCACGAAGCGCCTGGGCGTATGGCTGAGTCTGGTCGAAAGCGCTCGCCTGTAAAGCGAGAATCCCACGCGGTGGTTCGAATCCATCTGCGCCCACGCAAGCGCTCGTAGTTCAGTCGGATAGAGCGTCGGCCCCCGAAGCCGAAGGTTGAGAGTTCGAATCTCTCCGAGCGCACCATGGCGGCATGGCCGAGCGGCTTTAGGCACTCGCCTGCAAAGCGTGTCACCCGGGTTCGACTCCCGGTGCCGCCTCCACGAGCCCGTAGCTCAGCGGATAGAGCCGCCGCCCCCTAAGCGGTGTGTCGCGCGTTCGAATCGCGCCGGGCCCGCTCCTGATGCTCACTGCTGTGGTAGTCCGTATGCTGAGGCGCGTGGAGAGTTTCCTGTGCAGGACCGTGGGGTGCACCAGCGTGTTCGCCCGCTGGTTCCGGTGGCCGCACCGCCTGGTGTGCAGCAGGGTGATCCGCCGATAGCCCGGTCATGGCTAAGCTGACTGGATTCTGGCACGAGTTCCTCGCCGAGATGGGCAACAAGCCCGGCGCGCAGCAGGGTGACGTCACCGTTCACCTCGTCAGCCCGGTCGACGGCGTGAGCCACCTCACCGGGCCGAGCGAAGCGCTGACGCTGGCCGCCGAGGCTGGGCAGTTCATCGGCGCGATGTTCCTGATCAAGGGTCGCCGCCAGTTCATCCCGGCCACCAACATCGCGGGCATCGTCGACACCGAGGCCACGGACGAGAAGGACGAGAAGGACGAGAAGCCGGAATCCCGGCGTCGCAGCACCTGATGCCGTAGCCTGACCCCGTGCCCCTGGCCGTCCGCAGGCCGGGGGCGCTGTGCTGCCCGCAGTCCGATTCTGCGTGAGTGACCACTCCAGGTGCCGGCCAGGGCTCGACCAGCCCGGTGATGCCGCCCGGCGGCATGGGCGTGACCACCCAGGGCTTCGGCCAGGAGGGCTACGTCCTCGCTGACGAGCAGGCGCTGGTCAAGCCGCCGCCGGAGGCCGCGAACTTCGCCGTCGGTGTCCCGTACTTCCTGCCGTTCTCCACGCCCTACCGGGACAGCTGGGAAGTCTTCCGCGACGACCCGGTGTCCATCAGGCAGCTAATCACCATGCGCCGGCGCGACGGCCAGGCCCGCGCGCTGTACCGGCTGCTGACCAAGCCGCTGCTGGCCGCGATGAAGAACGCCGACGTGGTGCCGGCCGACGGGATAGAGGGCGGCGTCGAGGAGGCGCAGTTCTGCAAGGACCTGCTGTTCGCGCCTAAGGCCCAGGGCGGCATGACGCACAGCTTCGACCGGTTCGTCAAGCAGATGCTGCTGGCCCTGTTCAACGGGTTCAGCGCTTGGGAGTGCGTCTACTGGCAGCCCAAGACCGGCCCGAACAAGGGCAAGTGGACGCTGCGCAAGCTGGACTGGCGGCCGAGCGAGACCCTCACGTTCCTGCTCGACGGCCAGGGCGAGTTCAACGGGTTCCGGCAGCGCACGTTCTTTCAGGGCAGGACCATCGACGTCAAGATCCCGAAGGAGACCGCGGTCTACTACGCCCACGAGGAGGCGGAGCGGCCGTTCTACGGCGTGTCCATGTTCGAGTCTGCCTTTTATCACTACGACAAGAAGGAAAAGCTGTACTATATCGGGCATCTAGCTGCGCAAAGGGCAGCGGTGGGCCTGCGAGTTGGCACCATGGTCCCGAACGCCCCGGCCGAGGACAAGAACAACTTCGTCCGGGCGCTGGCGCAGCTGGGGCTGGCGCAGTACATCGCGCTGCCGACCGCCGACTGGACCGTGCAGACCCTGAACGAGTCGGCCGCCCGGTTCGACTTCCTCGGGCTCATCAACCATCACAACAGCCAGATGTCCAAGTCGGTGCTCGCGCAGTGGTTCGACAACGAGCAAGGCGGCGGCCAGGGCGACTCCACGCTGGTCGACTTCGGCAAGCAGGATGATGTCACCTACTTCATGATGCTTGAGGGCATCCTGGAGGAGATGGCCCAGATCATCACGGACTACATCTTCCCGCGGTTCGTGGACTGGAACTTCGGCTCCGGCAAGTACCCGAAGTTCAAGTGGGGCCCGCTGACGGAAGAGGCCAAGGCTGCCATCCAGGACACGTTCGACAAGCTCGCCACCGCCGGCCAGCAGGCCAACGTCACGCCGGAGTTCATGCTGGACCTGGAGCAGCGCCTGGCCGAGGACTTCGGGTTCGACATCGACTACGACAAGATCAAGAGGGACAGGGAAAAGCAGCAGCGGATGATGCAGCAGCAGATGATGCAGCAGGGCCAGCAAGGGCAGCCTGGCCAGCAGCAGCCCCCGCAGGGAGCCGGCCAGCAGGGAGCCGGCCAGCCGCCGGGGCCGTTCCCGCCGCCCGGCTTCCAGCCGCCGCAGCAGCTCGGCAGCGGCACGTCGGCCGCACCCGGCGGTGCCGGGCTCGGCGGCGGGAGTAACAGCGGCCCGCCGCAGCTGCAGGGCCGCGGCTCGTGAGCGCGCAGGACGCGCTGGCCGCGTTTGCCCGGGACCTGGTGGAGGAGATCGCTGCTGGCCGCGCCCTGGAGCTGGCGGCTACCATGGAGCTAACGGCAAGGGCCAGCGACTCTGCCGGGTCTGGTGGTAGTGGGCAGCGGCAGCCGCCCTCGGTGTTCCGCCGCGGGGCGGCTGCCGTGCATCCGCAGCTCGGGCAGCACCTCATCCGGATGCCCGGCGACACGATCTCCTGCCACGCGTACAAGCACCTGGGCGGAGTGCAGGCACCCGCGCCGCCGGCCTAGCGTCCGATAGCCCGTCGGTGGGCTTGAACATCACGCAGGAAGCGCCCGGCGACAGCCTGGAGATCCTCCGGGACCTGCTGGACCGGCTGACCTACCGTGCTGGCTGGGGGTTCGAGCTGCGCCCGGACTTCTACCGCGGCCAGGGCTCGCGCGGGACGACGCTCATCATCACGGTGACCGGGCCGGACAGCAAGCACCCGGAAGATACCATCCAGGTCCGGCATTTCATGCTGGTGCCGCCCGCCAGCTACAACGAGCGGTCCTGGAAGTGGTGGCTGTTCCAGCAGATCGGGCTGGTCGAGCAGCACGAGCGGATGGAGTTCTTCCAGCTCGGCGGCCAGCCCGCCTACGCGCCCGCCCACGGCCCGGGTAACGACCCGTACCTGATCCTGGACTACGGGACCGACATCGACCGGCGGACCAGCTTCCGCGGTGACCTGAATCCTGAGTGAGCAATTACCAGCTGGAGCAGCAGCTCGGCGCGGCAGTGCGCGCCTCGCTGGCGGAAGCTGCCGGCTACCTTGCGCTCGTCACCCGCAACAACCCGCGCGGCTCGGCCGACGCGCTGCTGCGGCGTCCTGACACGGACGCGGTGCTGACCCAGGCGCTGGACGAGGCCCGGGCCCTCGCTTCGGATCTAGTCCGCCAGGCCTGGTACTCCGATGAGGACGCACCTGCGCAATCGCCGGTGCTGACCTGGCTGCTGGACGACATTGACCGGATCTTCGGGAATCTAGCCCACCTGCGCGGCCTGGTCCGGCATGCGCACGCCTCGGTGGCCGGCGAGCAGTTCACCCCCGGCGCGGACACCCCCAGCGAGCACCCGTCGCAGCGGGCGGCAGAGCGCCGCGCGGATGCGGTGCGCGACACGATCCTGAATTGGGCGGCCACCGCCGCGGTGCGCGCTAGGATGGCCGTCAGCACTGCCGGGGGAGCCGGCCAGACTGCCGCCGTCCTGGCGGTTGCCGAGCGCCGTGAGGCCGCCGGGGAGCGGCTGATGAAGCGGTGGAAGGCCCATGTTGAGAGCCCGTCGTGCTGCTACTGGTGCCGGAAGCTGAACGGGGTGACGATCGCGCTGAAAGCCAGCTTCGCGCCCTACCTCGGGGGACCGGTGCCGCTGCCCAGGGCGTCCTGGCAGTACGTGCGGACCAAGGCCGGTGAGCGCCGGTACGGGCTGCCTGCCGGGTCTCCTGTCGCCCATGTGCAGCCGCCGCGGCCGTACCACGGCGAGCTGCAAGGCCCGCAGCTGCACCCGTTCTGCCGGTGCAGGCTAGAAATCGTGCGGGCGGGTAGCACCAGGACGGGTGCGGAACCGATTGGGGTGCCGGCCGGCTTCATAGCTGCGGCCGACATCCGGGAAATGCCTGAAGAGTCGTACGAGGCCAGCCGCGCGTTCCTGCACGCAGCCGCGCACGAGCTGGATCAGGTGCTGAAGAGGCTGGCAGGAGGCAGTGGCTGAACTAACCCGCCAGTGGTTCGCGGACAGCACCCTCTCGTACGCCCTTGGCGTCATCGCGCTGTTCGAGTACGCCAGGCAGAACGACGTGCGGTACATCTACGGACCGCTGGACACCGAGTCGATGAAAAACGGGGGGCTCACGGTGTCGGGTAGGGCTGCTGACCTGGAGCACGCAGCAGCGGTGCTGGCGGGCATTCCCGGGCTGGCAGAGTTCGAGGGCCCGATTACCACCGCGTGAGCGACTGGGTGTTCCGCGAGGAGGACACCCTCGCGCTGGCCACCATCCCGGTCAAGTCCTACACCCGCGAGGAGCGCGGTCGGCCCGAGCGGGTGACCAACTACACGCGCGGCGCCTGGTGGATTCCGCACCCGGACTGGGAGCGCGGCCAGCAGCGCTGGATAACCGCCGGCGAGCTGGCGTACAAGGAGCGCGGCGAGGCCGCCCGGGCCAAGGACGAGGCCGCGGACAAAGCCGCGGACGCAGCGGCTGAGCACACCGGGACGGATGTCGCCACGCGCGGCGCTGACGTCGACACCGCGCGCACCGGAACCGGAGGTGCTGCCGCGGAGCCCGGGGTGGTCGGCAAGGGCACGCCGTGGGAGCGCCCCGAGCACGGCTACCAGCGCCCGGACCCGGAGCGGCTGGTGCGCGAGCGCGGCACCTACAAGCAGCCGGGAGACCACCCGTTCTTCCAGCAGGTGCCGATGAGCGAGGACAACCTTGTCAAGGCCTATGACGACGCCACCAAGGCGGAGAAGTACCAGGGGCGGCGCTGGTACCCCGACGGGCACCGGCTGGCGTGGGCGATGGGCGGCGGGGACCCGGTGAAGGGCGCCGCGATGCTGTCGGCCTATAGCCCGCGCACCGGCTGGCCGGTGAACCTCTACAACGCGGCGCGGTCGCTGGCCGAGAACCGCGCGCTCGGTCCCGGCGAGGGCCTGATTATGGGGTCGGCGCAGAAGGCGGCGCAGAAGGTGCTGGACGGCGCGGACATCGACACCGCGCTGCCCGGGCCGAAGACCAACGCGTTCGCCCGGCTGCTGGCGATGGGCCAGGACCACCCGGACGACCCGCTTGGCCAGGTGGTCGTCGACACGCACGCGATGTCAGCCGCGGCCGGGCACCGGCTGACCAAAGAAGAAGCCGCGATGAGCCCGATCGGCAAGCAGCCGTTCTACGACCACGTGGCCGACATGTACCGCGGTGCGGCCCGGACCGTCTCCGAGCGCGACGGCGAGGAAGTCTCCCCGTCCGAGCTGCAGGCCACCGCCTGGCTGCGGCAGCAGCGCATCAACGACGCGGCCGACCAGCAGCAGGCCGAGGCCGGCAGCCGGGCCGCCAAGGGCCGCATCGCGCTGGCGTCGTCGATGCGCACCCACTGGGCGCGGTGGGAGAAGTTCGCCCGGCAGCAGGGCATCCCCACCGAGCTGGGCACCACGGCGCTGGCGCCGGTCCCCATCACCCCGGCGGAGGCGCGCGGCGACAGCCGTCCGGTGTCAGCCGCGGAGTTCCATCAGGTGGCCGCCAAGGGCCGTGACATGCTGCACCAGATGGAGGCTGACACCGGCCCGGTGACGGGGCTGGTGTCCAACTGGACTTCGCTGCAGGAAAACGCCTGGCAGGAGGTGCAGAAGCCGTGGGGCGGCCTCACCATCGACGCGCACTCCGGAGAGGCGCTCGCTTCTGACGCTGACAAGTACGCGCTGACAGTAAAGCCGCCCGGGGTGGGTTCTATCTCGGTGCCGGAGGGCGCGACGCAGCAGCAGTTCGAGGCCGCCATGAACGAGGCGCTGGTGAAGTTCCGCGCGCTGCTGGAGCAGTCCAACCACTACCTGGGCATCTTCCACGATGACGACAACCACCGCATCGACATCGACCCCGTGGTGGTGACTGACTCGCGCGAGGACGCGGAGGCCCTTGGTGCGTACACGCACAACATCGGGGGCGCCTACAACTTCGCAGACGGGAACGGGTATTTCCCGCCCCACATCCAGGAGTAAGGAGCTGCCGGGGTCTCGCGTCGATGCTTGGGCAGGGTCCCCGACGGCTCTGGTAGCCTCCGGGGATTAGGACCCCTCATCTGGTGGCCCGGCAGTGGTTCTCCTCCGGATTCCCCACACTCCGGCCAGCGAGCTGTGGGCAGCAGCTGGCTCCGACAACATATCAGCCGTGATTACCCTGGCATAGCCCGCGCGGCGTTTACTGCAACTTGCACTCGTGCGCAATCTCTGTTAACTTGAGTCTAGAGACTCAGGGAGGCAGGATGACACTGCGCGATCTCAGCGTCCGGGACCCCCGGCTGGCTGCGGAGCTGCGGCTGCTGCGTGAGGGGCTGCACCTGGAAAACAAGATGGTCGCGGTCCGGGTCGGCTGGTCAACGTCGAAGTTGTCGCGCATCGAGTCCGCGACCCTCGGCATAACGCTGAACGACCTGAACCGCCTGCTCACCTTCTACAAGGTGCCGCCGGACGACAAGAAGGCCCTGCTGACCTTCGCCGACGAGCAGAGCGCCGCCCGGTTCAGGTACCCGGGCGACTACTTCAGCGGGGCGCAGGAGGCCGCCTCGGTCCTTGAGTGGGCTCCGCTGGCCGTCCCCCGCCTGCTGCAGACGGCCGACTACGCGCAGGCCCTGCTGGAGAGCATGCAGCCGGTGACCGGGATGACCCCGCAGGACGTCCGCGGGATGACGACGGACCTGGGGCGGTGGCAGGACAGTCTTGACGGGAACCCGCCGCTCGGGCTGCGGGCGCTGTTCGACGAGTCGGTGCTGCACCGCCTGGTGGGCGACGAGCGCGTGATGCGCGGGCAGCTCACCCAGCTGGCCAAGGCCACTGCCCTGCCGGATGTCCAGCTGCGGGTGCTGACGTGGGCCAGCGGCGGCCCGGCCGGAGTTGCCGGGTTCACCTGCCTGGAGTTCGCGGCGGTCGGTAAGCTGCGCGAGACCACGGCCCTGCTGCTCGACAAGCGCACCGGTCCGGTGCGGGTCGATGACCCGGACGAGGCGTGGCGTCACACGAAGGCTTTCGATTACCTGTGGGAAGCAGGCAGCCCGGCCGGCCCGGCCATCAGCCAGGCACTGGCGGAAACCTGGGCATGAGGAGGCACCATGACCACCAGCAGCGCGTTCCAGGGCCCGGGCCAGTGGCGCTCTCAGGCTGAGGACGCGCGCTTCGCGGACGGCGGGATCTTCGCGCAGCTGGCCGACATGATCCGGCTGATGAGCGACGCCGGCCTGGACGCATCGCCGGTGGTGGAGGCCGCCCGGGTGGCGAAGACCGGCGACACCGAGCGCGCGTCGCAGCTGCTGCGCCAGGCGGCCCGCGATGTGGGCGCAGCGCGGCCCGGGTACGCGCTGGGGCTGACCGGGCTGGCTGACCAGCTGCCGCAGCCCGGGAAAGAGCCAGCCGGCGGCGATGACGAGATCCCCGGGGTGACTCCGGCCGAATGAGCTGCCGGGTGCGGTTCACGCTGATCGCCCTGCTGGCAGCAGGTGCAGTTGTGCTGTGCTGGGCAGGGCTGACAGTGCACCGGACTTTCCTCGGGCTGGCTTTCCTCACGCTGGCCTGCATGCTGTGGGTGCCGATGGCGCTGCTGGTGCCGGTGCAGCCGGACCCGGATGAGTAAGTAACGGCGCTGATCCGATTAGCAGCGCATGGGCGATGACCTGCGCTATATCGTGCCCGCGCCAGCCGGCAGCACCTTCGAGCCGGTGGCCGACGTTCCTGTTGCCCTCGCCCGGTCGCGGCGCGTCCAGGGCCGGCTGTTCGAGAAGCACATCCTGGACCTGGGCACGCTGATCCACCCGAAGACCGGCGAGAAGATCAACATCGACGACAGCTTCGTGGCCGCGATGCAGGACAACTTCGCCAAGGGGACCTGCGACATCGTTCAGGTGCCGCTGGCCAACGACGACAACAGGCACGTCGAGACCCCGGCCGCGAACCTCGGCGAAGTGGTCGGCATCCGGCAGCGCGAGGGCAAGGTGTACGCGCTCATCGACGCCCGCCGCGACGCTGACCGGTTCGGCACGACCTATCTCGGCGCGAGCGCGTTCCTGTCGACCAACTACACCGACAGCAAGACCGGCAGGAAGGCCGGCCCCACCCTGCTGCACGTCGCGGTGACCAACCGCCCGTACGTCACCGGCCTGGATGACTACAAGGAGGTCATCGCGGCCTCGGACGATA